TGGATAAACACTGTTGAAGGTAATGTTCCAGAAGTCTATCAACAAAAATCTATTGCAGTTGAATCAATTAGACTAGATGATTACAATTTTGAAAATATTGATTTTATTAAAATTGACGTTGACAGTCATGAAGGGTACGTATTAGATGGTGCTAGAAAATTTTTAGAAAATAATTCTCCAGTAATAATGTTAGAAAATAAACTAAGCATTAGAGATCGGCAACACATCAACATGCCTGATCCTGTGACAATATTAAATGACCTAGGCTACAATTGTGTTGCAAAGGTAGCAAGACATGATTATATTTTTATAAAGACAGATGTACACTGAACCACAAATATTTGAAATCGTCAATCGCTTGGCCAAGATTTACTTGGAAAGTTATCCAGAAGACAAAGAAGGCTTAGAACGTTTCCTACGCTGGGCACACACTCAATATGGCTACAAGTATGGGAACTCTTAAACCTGGTGCCTCTTACGTCTATGAACGTGTGGGCAATGAAGTGTATGCCCGTGAGTCAGGTGCCGAGCCCAGCACCCGACGGTTAATAGGCCATTCATATGATCCAGTAAACGGACATCATATCGATCACGATAGCAGAACATCAGATGGCAGGCCCTTGTTTGATCACCTCCAGGAAAGTAAAATGTGGGCGGACATTCGGCGACTGGCCAAGACCACGCCTGCTTTACAAGATGCCTTGGAACGTGTTATAATGATATACAAACTAATCAAAGTAGATGAGCGATAAACTAAACATTGCTAATGAGATGCGACAATTGGATTGCAAAAACAGAAACTTCTATCGCGAACTCACAGATGAGGAACGCAAGAAGTTCTCTAACTATCTCATGATTCGTTGGGCAAGTTGTGTAGAAGGCTCAAGAGAAATGCAAGAGTTCTATTTGATCTCCACCAACGAGAGACTAAACAAACACTTCTTTAATATTAATCGACATCCCGAACTGCAATGGTTGTGTGCTACCACAGTGAGTCCAGACATGGGCACACCCAGACACAACTGGATCTCGCCCAAGAAAAAAGAAACTGGGGCAGGTGCCAGCAGTATCAAAAAACAACTGGCAGAGTTGTTTCCCACATACAAAGAAGATGAGATAGCCATGCTGGCCTCAATGACCACAAAGAAAGAACTTGATCAACACATCCGAGACCATGGCCGAGACACTAAGTGAACTAACCTGCGGCTACTGCAAGAAAACATTTCGTCGTGCAGAAAGTCTTGTGGTGCATCTGTGTGAGCCCAAGCGCCGCAGATCAGAACGATCTGAACGTGGTGTTGAACTGGGCTTTCAATCCTACTTGAGATTCTATGAGATTGCACAAGGTTCGGCCAGACTCAAAACATTTGATGACTTTGCAGACTCACCTTACTATCGAGCATTTGTGAAGTTTGGTAGATACTGTGTGGCCACTCGGGCAATCAACCCCAGACAGTTCACAGAGTGGTTGTTGAAACACAACAAAAAGATCGACAACTGGGGATCGGATAAAATCTACACTGAGTATTTGCTGGACTATTTGAAAGTTGAAGCCGTGGCAGATGCTCTAGCAAGAGCAGTGGAGTTTGGCATAGACTGGAGTGAGACTCACTCAGCGCCGCCCAATGATTGTTTGCGCTACGGCAGTACACACGCCATGTGCCATGCTGTCACAACCGGACGCATTAGTCCTTGGGTGATATACAACTCGGAGTCGGGGCAAAAGTTCCTGGGTGAACTCACAGCAGACCAGGTGGGAATGATATGGCCTTATATAGACTCAGACATATGGCAAAAGAAGTTCTCAGACTATGCCGCAGACGCTGAATACGCAAAACTAATATTGAAACAAGCAGGATGGTAACATGATAGGAAACATTGGTCAAACTGGAAAATATATTTCAGTCACAGGTGGTCCAGGCAGTAACTATGTCAACAACGCTGGTTACATGGGTGTAGGGCAGTTACAATACAACACTGCCACTCAACGTTTAGAAGTATACAATGGCATCAGTTGGCAACCACTTAATCTGGGTCAGTATTATGTGGGGCTGAATCCACACGCTGAAGCAATACTAGACTGGGCACATAAAAAGATGGAAGAAGAACGAGAAGCACGAGCCATGGCTGAACAGTATCCTGCTGTGGCAGATGCCATGGGTGCTGTTCGTGAGTCTGAACAACAATTAAAAACTGTTGTGGCACTGTGTAGAACATGAGTGCAGATATTGACATCGACGTTCCGGATCGTGCTAAGATATTGGAACTGATCCAGCACACACCTGCTAGACAGGTTGTGGACGGAAAACCACGTAAACACAATTCGGGCATCTACATCACAGACATCCCCCAAGACTCAGAACACGGTTGTGCTGCCATAGACTATGAGACTGCGGAGCAGCGTGGTTATTTCAAAATTGACCTGTTGAACATGAGTGTGTATCAGTTGATCCAGGACCCTGCACACTACGAAACCATGTTGTCAGCCGCACCTCCATGGTCACGACTGTGGACAGACCGACCCTGGGCCAGTCAGTTGGTACACGTAGGCAACTACGTGGATTTGTTGGCAGCAATGCAACCTGACTCCATACCCAGGATGGCTGCTTTTATTAGTATTATTAGACCGGGCAAAGCACACCTACAACGAAAGTCTTGGGATGAAGTGTTTGCGTCAGTATGGGACGGGGATGAATCGCGTGGGTATACGTTTAAAAAGTCACACGCTGTGAGCTATGCAGCCTTGGTGGCCTTGCACATGAATTTAATCAATACGACGAACCAGGGTAATTGATTTGCGTTTGCTTTTTTTGCGAGCAATGTCTATTAGGCTGCACACAGGACCATGCAAGATCTCAAGGTCTTTGTTGCTGAATGTGCGCAGAGTAAAGCGGAATCGATCCCAGTCTCCACGCAGGAATATATTGATGGGTATGCTTCTATTGCTTTCCCACCACCAAGTGTTGGCCAGTTCCAAGAATTCCAACTTGTCTTGTTGTGTGAGCACAGCGCCAAAGTCGTAGATGGTTGTGACAGCATCGTCCCGGTTCTGAACTATGCCGATATACTCGTTGCTGGCGTAAACGCAAAGAGTTATAAAGGGATATTTTTCCGCCAGTTTTTCAAAGATGTTATTGCCCATAAATACGTATTGAGGATCCTATGTATTCAACCACTGCTTACTTATATCAACAAATCATTCGGGTACTTTTGATTGACACCAGTGGTGGATACTTTACTGCGAGGTACGACCCAGTGTACGCAAAAACTTTAACTGTCAACAAAGGTGTAGACAACGTGCTGTTGTTTGAATTCATCAACCAGGACCAAAAACCTGTAAACATCACAGGCAGCACATTTCGCTTTAGATTGCTGAACCAAACTGGTGACGAATTATTACTTGAAAAAGACATGACTGTACTCAGTGCCAGCACTGGCCGAGTCAAAGTTGTGTTGGATACAGCAGACACTATTAACATCCTGGCACAGCCAGGCAGCTACAGCATTGAGCGCACACAAGGCAATTATGTACAAGCAGCATTTACAGACGCCAACGCCGGCGCACGAGCCGACTGCGATATTGTAGACAGTGTTTTGCCACAGTTCATAGCCAGTCAACCGGTGACAATTCCCACTATAAATGGTAAAAACTCTTGGCCACAACCTGGCCCGCAATCATGGCCTGATTGGGCATTGAACCCGCAACCAATATCACGTAACTATTTGACAGAATACTACTCAAGTTATATCAACACAACTGGGGCCAGTTTGATCACCGTCAAATATGATCTGGATCATTACACTGGCACCCTCAAAGTACAAGCAGCACAGGATTACGAAGCTGTGTGGGTAGATGTCACAGAAAGCCGTGAATATTTTGACGAGTCTGGAACCTTTTACATCAATGTTGTGGGGTTCCATCCACTGTTGCGTCTGGCCATCAACAACAGCCAAGGCTATGGTGCCAGTGCAACTGCCACTGTGGTAGATGGTGTTGTGACCGGTATTGCAGTAAACAATGCAGGCACAGGTTATATGGCTGCACCATATGTTCAAATCCTGGGCAACGGTGCTGGAGCAACAGCAATTGCTGCACCATTCACAGGTCCCAGCGGCATTGGTGCAATCACTGTCACCAACGGCGGTTCGGGTTACTTGCCCTTGAATTTTGGCGGCACCGAAGCACAGGCTGTGACTGTGCTGATCACAACTGGATACGTTACCAATATCTTTTATCGTTAAGCATTGCATTTGCGTGACAAATCTGTTAAACTGTACAGATGCTTGACATCCTTGCTTATCTACCTGCAAAAAAGAAACAGACGCCTAGTGGTTGGTTGAGTTTCAATGCGGTATGTTGTCAGCACAACGGTTCAACACAGGATCGACGAGGCAGAGGTGGACTCAAAGCCACTGAGCAAGGTTGGAGTTATCACTGTTTCAATTGTAGTTACACAGCCAGTTTCATATTAGGTCGTACTGTAAGTTACAAGGCTCGAAAACTCCTGGGCTGGATGAACGTTCCGGAGATGGAAATAGAGATGCTGAATCTGGAAAGTTTGCGGCATCGAAGCATCAATGGTATCTTAGAAGATCGACAACAAATGTGGAACACACTGAGCGGTGTGTCATTTGAAGAAAGAGACTTGCCACCGTTTGCCGAACTGTTGACGCCTGAACACAAATTTTATTGGGACTACGTGCGTGGCAGACATGTGCCCGAAGACTTTCCTGTCATGGTGCAGATACAAAATGACGGCATCCACTGGACAAGGTTGCATGTGGTTATTCCCTTTACTCACGACAACAAGATTGTGGGATACACCTGTAGATTTTTAGATGACCGGCAACCCAAGTTCATCAGCGACAGTCAGCCAGGCTATGTGTTCGGCATAGATTTGCAACACTCAGATTGGCAACATGTCATAGTCACAGAAGGCATATTTGATGCGCTCAGCATAGGCGGTGTGGCAGTGATGCACAACACTGTTAGTGATGCACAAGTTAGACTGATACGCAGTTTAGACAAATCAATAACTGTGGTTCCGGACCAAGATCGGGCAGGTGTTGAACTGATTGACCGTGCCGTAGAACTAGGTTGGGCAGTGAGCATACCCAACTGGCCTGCGGGCTGTAAAGATGTCAACGATGCAGTTATAAAGTTGGGTCGACTAGGTGCCTTGCTAACTATAATGCAATCGCGAGAGACCAGTAGAATCAAAATAGAACTAAGGAAAAAAGCACTTGTTAAAAGAATACGGACTTGACGTTCAACGTTTATTTTTAGAAATGATGTTGGAAGATGCACAGAGTTATGTGCGTGTGCAGAACATTTATAACCCGCAGAACTTTGACAAAAGTCTGCGAGCCGCGGCTGAGTTCATCAAAGAACATAGTGACAAACACAAGACCTTGCCAGACCGTACACAGATCTCAGCCACCACAGGTGTCAAACTACAAGCGGTGCCAGACCTAAACGAAGGTCACTTTGACTGGTTCATGGGTGAGTTTGAACAGTTTACCAAGCGCCAAGAACTGGAACGTGCTATTCTCAAGGCAGCAGATATGCTGGAAAAGGGTGACTTTGAACCTGTGGAAAAATTGATCAAGGATGCAGTGCAAATATCTCTGACTAGAGACATGGGCACAGATTATTTTGCAGACCCAGCGGCTCGTATCAACAAGTATTTCAACTCAGGTGGACAGGTATCAACAGGCTGGCCACAATTGGATAGATTGTTGTATGGTGGATTCAGTCGTGGCGAACTCAACATCTTTGCCGGAGGGTCAGGTTCTGGTAAATCTCTAGTCATGATGAACATTGCACTCAACTGGTTGCAACAAGGACTCAGTGGTGTATACATCACACTGGAGTTGAGTGAAGAACTAACAAGTTTGCGAACAGATGCCATGCTCACAAACATGAGCACCAAGGACATTCGCAAGGACATTGACACCACAGAACTCAAAGTCAAGTTAGTTGCAAAGAAGTCAGGCAACTATCAAGTCAAAGGATTGCCGGCACAAAG